ATTTTACTTCTATAGAAAGTTTTCCTTTTTCTAATCTTCACTATTTATTGTGTTGGAATAAAATTACAAGTGAAGCTGTAGATGAAACGCATACTGATTATTTATTTTTAGTAAAAGCAATGCCGGAAACATATAATCACCAATATTTCAATAATTTTGATTATTTATTTTTTAAAGCTAAAAATATATTAAATAATTATCCAAATGCAGAGTTTGCTTCAAATTGGGAATGTTATTACAATATCCCATCTGCCGTTAAATCTGTAATTGGAGGAGATTGCTGGGTTTCACCGGATTTGAAATGGTTATTTTATATTAAAAACAATTCGACTGCAATAGGAGGTTATACCAAAGGATTGCATGCTATAAAAGGGTCATCAGCTCTTTTTAATATGACTGGATGGTCTGGAACCTCTTATACAATGGATAAAGAAGGTAGTGCAATTGCAGAAGATTGTAAGAATATTTATATATTGGATATCAAATTTAATTCTAAATCTAACAGAATGATGATTTTCGGTAATTCCACTCGTGGTCATTTTGGAGATTTTGATTTAGGTTCAGATTTAAAGTATATAGAAGGAACTCAACCCGACGTAATATATTTCTTTGCGTTGAGTACAGAATGGGTTAACGTAACAAAAACGGTGTCAGCTAATACTGATTTCCCGTCAACTTATTTAAATGCCGGAAAACAAGGTAGTGTTTATCTTCCTAATATTAATTTTGTTAATAATTCTATTAGTTATATGTACCCGGCAGGAAACAAACCTATAACTGGATATAGATATAATTTAATATGGGATAATTGATTAAAACAATATAAATAATTAAAGGTAACTATATACCTAAACGTTCTTGATGTAAACGGTATATAGTTACCTTAATTTAAATCAATCACCGAATGTCAAACCAAATTCATAAGCCGAGGGTTCATAAGATGAATACTTGGCCGGATAGACGAAAGAAATTTTTCTATTACTATCATATATACTCGCAACACCCATAACATTAAAATAAGGTCTAAAATCAACAGTTGTTCCGCCAGCTACAGTTTTATAATTATTATATCTATTCCACAATGTACTCACTCCTACACTTTCTTTTGAGAATTCTACCCATTTCTTTCCATTATAAACAAAGCAATATAAATAATCGGGACCAATAAAATTATAGGCTTGACCTTGGTCTAATCCAGAACCTATAAGGCTATTGCATAATACAATCATCTTATAATCAGATTTATTAAAAACAATATCAAGGACATATTTATTAGCCACCGCATTTCGTATCTCTAATGTTGAATCATCATCTATATAATAAGAAGTAGAAGACCATCCGGTTTTTCCGATAATAGGAGTTGCACTTTTTACTGTGACAAGACCTTTCCCATATGGTTTGCTTGTTGTTCCATACAAGACAGCGAACATCCATTTCAAATTACTTGAAACCCACATGTTATTACCCATCTTGTCAGTAAATGCAGCCGGGAAATTGTCGTGTATAGACCAAACAATGTTAGCACTTGAAATATTTCTTATATGGCTCCATTCTGAACTTTTGAATGACAGTACAGCAGCATGACATTTACCTTCCACATCATTTCTTTTACCATATACCAGTACAGAAAGTTCATGGCTGCTTTGTGTAAACAGAAATCTTTTTACTGCACCGGAATCTATCTTTGTATTTCCGTCAAATTGAATACGTCTTCTGTCCCAATAGCTCCCGGGCGTATTCTGATAATCTATAGTATATGATACTATATAATCAGTTGATTTGAAACAATCCATTCCCGTTACTACATAAATATAATTATCGTCCTGGTTTTCTCCATAATTCACTAAAGGAACGTAATAATTCTTATAACAATAATTATTTACAATATCTTTTATAGGCGGCAAATCATCATAATCAACTTCGTGTAAAAAATATGTAGACTGCTGTAATTGACCCGTTTGTTTCAGAATTCTTATCTGACAATAATAGGCTGTTAATGAATATCTTGTTACACTATATATTACAAAAGTGTAATTATAAACACTATCTTCCCAGGGACATAAATAAAGAAAATCTGCTTCTAAAACTTCACTTGAACTAAAGTCAGTTCCAATATTTTGTTGAAAAGAACCACTGGAATTTGTTATTACAGAAGCATTGATAAATGGGGCAGCAATTCCAGGTCTTGAAAATGAATACAAAAACTTTTTTACTATATATGAAGTATTTACATCAGACGGTATATCCATCACGAATGCTTGACTACTGCCGATATGAGCTATATAATCAGACCCTCCGGTTTCTCTATTTATACCAGTATAAAAACTTTCATTATTTTTAAATGTAGAATACACACCTCCA